AGGAACTTTGAGTTCAACACACCCATTAGTGATTGATACTGAAACTGCTAGTCAGTATGCAACTTTGAAGGGTGTTCGTATTGATGGAGAGGTTCTTATTGATGGATTAAATGGTAGTGGTGTGAATAGTTTCTACCTCCCAATGGATAATGATGATTTTCATATAGATAAATCTGGAAAAGGAAACAACTGGACTAAACAAAACTTTAGTGGCACATCAATAGACCCAGATGTTCTAAAAGACTCTCCATCGGGTGCTGTATCTGGTGGACGAGCACAAACTGGAATCACCACCACAAGTTCTGCACCATCAAATTATCCTACTTTGAATCCATTATCGAAGGGTAGTAGAGTTACATTAACTAATGGCAATCTTGAACTTGCAAGCAGTGCATCCAGCGGCAACGCTGCTACTATGGAAGCATATGCAACTTTTACTGCCTCATCTGGTAAGTTTTACGCAGAAGTTACAAATTCAAGTAATAGGACTGCTTCTGTTAGTTCGGGAACATATAGTGGAGCATCTGCAAGCATATATTCTGGTGGAGGCTCGAATAGTTTAGGAGGAACTGCTTCGGGTAGTGGCGCTAGTTTTACGACATCTGATTTCTTGGCAGTCGCAATTGATTTTGATGATAAAAATGTATATTTCTATAAAAATAATACTTTAATTTATAGTGTTACCGGATATACTACTGAATTAGATTTGTTCTTCGCTGATAGAGTCAATAGTTCTGGTAGCACCGGAACTTCAAAATGGAACTTTGGACAAAAACCCTTCAAGTATGCACCACCCCAAGGATTTTTACCATTAAACTCTGCTAGTGCAAGACCAGAGACTGTGATTAAACGTCCTGATCAGTTTGTTGGGGTGACGACTTATACAAGTAATAATAACACTCTTTCTGTAAGTGATTATCAATTCCAACCAGACCTTCTTGTAATCAAAAATAGAGATACTGCTAATCATTGGGGATGGTTTGACTCTGTAAGGGGAGCAAATAAGCAACTAAGTTCAAACAGAACTAATGCTGAAATCACTACTTCTGGTGATGGATATGGAACAGGAACTATGAATTCATTTGATCGAAATGGATTTACATTAGGAAATGATGTAGGATCTAATGTCACAAATTATCCTTCTGGTGATGGACATGTTGTTTATGGATTCAATGCTGGTGGAAACAAAAACACCTTTAATGTTGATGATGTAGGTTATGCAAGTGCTGCTGCTGCAGGATTAGATGGTGGAAGTATTACTCCAACAGGAGCATCTGTTGGAACCAGACAAGGATTTAGTATTGTAAAGTGGACTGCGACAAATGGAGCGGCGATTATTAGTCACGGGCTCAAAATTCCACCTACGTTTATTGTGGTTAAAGATATAGATTCGTCTACGTTTTGGCAGGTTTATCACTCATCGCTTGGAAATACAAAAGCGATTAATTTAAACTCAGCAAACGAAGCGAGCACCGCAACAAACCACTGGAATAATACATCACCAACATCAACAACATTTAGTGTTGGTTTAAATAGTAACTACCTTACTGAAGATCATATAGCTTACATCTGGCACGATGTACCTGGACTGCAGAAATTTGGATCATATGCAGGATCAAGTGGTACGACATTTGTTAACCTAGGATTCCGTCCAGCACTTCTTGTAATTAAGTTCTATGATGGAACTGATGTTGGTTCTCATGCTGGGTGGAAAGTTATTGATAATCAGAGAAATAAATTTAATATTAGTGGTATTATGCAAAAAGTTGCTTGGGATGTAAATGAGGCAGAAAATGGTGGAACAACAATTTCTACTTCAGAGGGTAAAGTTGATTTCCTTTCAAATGGATTTAGAATTCTAGATAATCATTCACCATTCAATACCTCTGGTAGAAGTTACATCTACATGGCATGGGCAGAAGCACCGGCATCTAACTTGTATGGTGGACAGTCCAACGCAAGGTAAGGACACTCCATAAACCGTCCACAACCCCTTCAGGAGACCCCTGGAGGGGTTTATAATAGGTGCATACAAGACACAGGGGGTATGACTGCCACTCACAAGTTAATCTTCGTTGCATCGTTCTTCTGGATGATGAACTGGGGAGTCCGTGTAACTTCCTTGCTACTTGACAAATTCTAAAAACCCTGTAAACTAACTCTGTGGAGGTTAATCAAAGTATGAAAGCTGAGTTTCTCTGTGTCAAACCAATTAGTTCTAAAGCAAAGAATCGTTTTGCCAATCAGATGGATTTGCTACACTCTTGCCGTATTGAAAAGCGTCAAGATGGTAAAATGTTCCTTGCATCTATCAGTGGTAAATACTTCTTTTGGATGAATGAACATGCTGATGATCACTGGGAGATTATCAAATGAATGATCAAAATAGTCTTGAGGACAACGAGAGTAAAAGGGAGAAATGGAATCGTGGACTTGATATTTTTATTGAGTCAGTACATAAACCAGATGCATCTCTTCGTCAATGTGCTCGCAATCAAAAGTGCTATCATGAACTCATGGATGTTCGTGAAGAAGTCCTCAAGCACCTTAAAACTTTACGATGGAACTAATGCCTAACAATGATTTGCCAAGATGGCGTCTGAATAAGATTGCTGAAGAAGTTGGTGGTACTATTGAGTATTACAACTGTAACGATTCAAAGAATGAATGGAAGAAAGTTGTGATAGTATATGATCATCGCAAGATAGATGATTGAAAACTCTTTACATATGCAACATTGGTAATGGGGAATGTGTAACTCATGATGGTTACATACAGATTGGCATATTCAATCACTCTGTAGAAAAACATCTTGAGTTGAATCCAACTATTAATTGGCAGGTGACATACTGGGTGCCTGATGTATTTGCAAATAGATACAAAAGAGTTTCTTTTCAAAAAACTGAAAAGAAAAATGAAGGTAGTCCTAAAACCGATAATGCAGGACAGGGTTCTGCTGAGTTTGGTTCTAAACCAAGAGGATGTAACAAATTGGAGGACAAATGATTCGTTCTAGTATTCTTGATTCTGACTTTAACATTCGGTTTCCCTATGAAACATTTCCGTGGCGATTGGAGGTGAACAAAGATTGTCATAATGTAAAAGGTATTGCTCTCACAGTGTGTCACTTTCAGTGTGAAGAACACTTGCAGAAGTACCTTGATAGATATAAACTGAAACCAAAAGATTATCAGGTATTAAATCGTGACGGTAAATCCATTAAGTCCAGTCAAAAACACAAGACAAACGTATCGAAAAGATCTGGAGGAAGTAATAACGGAAGTTCAAGTACAAGTAAAAGACGAACCTCCCGCGTGGATTCCGTTAGAAACACTACTGGCACTGCAAAGCGTAAGAAGTGATGGATGATTTTAGACCACCAAAATATGAAACAACGGAAGGTGAGTGGTTAAATATTGCCTTGACACAAATTAATAATGTTGCTAAACTAACTGAGAATAATGCATATAAAAATTACATATATGCACATCTTTCACCTATTAAATACGAACTAGAGAGACAAATTGCAAACTATTATGCCACAAGAGATCACAAATCCACCTGATGGTGCAGAACTCATTGATGAGGTATTTTATGTGTGGAAGACTCGTTATGGTTTGTATTCATCAATGACAAAGCAAGGTCGCCAGATGATGACTGGTGGTACTAAAGATGGTGTTACTTTAATGACACGCTGGCACCTTAAGTGTGAGCAAGATGGTACATTAGAACAGTACACCAGAGTTGTTGGTGATGGATTTGTTGGAGGAAAACTATGAGTAAAAAAACATTTAAGAACAAGAAGAATGATGAGTGGGAGTATGATGAAACTCCCGAAGTTCGTGCCGCTATTGCAAAACTGCATGAAGACATTCGTATGCGTAAACTTAAAGAACAAGATGACAAACTTGGTTATGAAACCGGAGGCAAATGATGAAAGAGTATGATCCACTAACACCCTCAGAGGTGAATGATGCAGCAAAGGAATTTTTTCCACTTTTTGATATCGTGCATCGCAATATGCCAGAGAACTGTACTGTAGATGATACAATTAGGGTGATGGAAACTGTTTGTAGTATGGCACAAAAACGTCGTAATTTTGATACTCCAGGTGTTGGTCCTTTTGGATTCAACAAAAAACCTGAAACCGAAACAGAAGAGGATTGACAAACATTTCTCTGTAATATATAATATTCACAACACACAAAACGATACATGAACTATTCCATTACACTTAAAGCACCTGATGGGACCGAAAGTGTTATTGACTGCCCTGATGATTCTTACATCCTAGATGCTGCTGAAGAAGCAGGTATTGATATGCCATATTCTTGCCGTGCAGGTGCATGTTCTTCATGTGCTGGTAAGATTGTCAGTGGTACTGTAGATCAAAGCGACCAATCGTTCTTGGATGACGACCAAATCGAAGCAAAGTTTGCATTGCTGTGTGTATCGTATCCCACCAGTGATTGTGTAGTCGAAACTGAAAAAGAAGAAGAGCTTTACTAAAATAAATAGCACATACAGTTCAAGTATGTGCTATGGAGGACAAAAAAGCAGCAAAAATTATCATTAAACGTGCAAAGAAGCATCCTGACTGGTATACTGCGGAAGATGTGAGATTTGCTAAACTGGTAAAGAAACGCATTAAAGCAGCGAAAAAGTTAAGGAAGAAGGAGACGCAGAATGATTAGTGAAGCAACCGAAAAAGATTGGGAAGACTTTTGGAAATCAGAAGATTTGCAAAGTGTTTGGGAAGAAATGGATTCAATTGAACCATTAACTCCTGTAACAAAAATAGAAAGAGAATCTTAAAATTATAGATAAGGTGAAGCATTCATGTTAGGATGTTCACACATACAAGGAGATTGCCCATGACTCTACCAAAAAATAAAGAATTGAATCAAAATGAAATCGATTCTATTAAAGTTGCGGTAGAGGAGTGTGATATTAGGGCAATACATCCTGATAAGATGGAAGACTTTGCAGAATATCTTGTACGAAAGGCAAGACAATCTGAATAGTGTCACAAGGGTGCTTGACTTGCACCCTTTTTTAATGTAAATTACTATCAAATGGAGAACTTTGATGAAACTAGCACTTGCAGCACTAATCTTGTTTGCATCTGCTATTCCAGCAGAAGCAAAACCTAGTAGATATTCATCTCGTCCAGGGTGGGCAGAAGAAGAGAAATGTTTTCGCACAGAATATAGTGAAGAATATGTACCTGGAACCAGTAAGTTTCCCGGTTATGTGAAGACAAGACGAGAGAAAGTTCGTATTCCTTGTAGAGGTAGAAGATATGTTCCTAACTATGTTCCTCATCCTAGACATGAAGAACAACATCCCAACGTGGGTCGTGTTGATGAAAATTCCTGTATAGAAGGATCTATTTTAGGTGGTATTGTTGGTGGTGGTGCTGGTGCTGCATTATCACGCAAAGATGGTAGATTGTGGGCTATTCCTCTAGGAATTGTTACAGGTAGTATGTTAGGATGTCAGGTGGACGGTGGTTGAACTGACCTAATCACCCACACTCCTCTCCAATCTCCTGTATATTAAAAGGGTATTCATCACACTATGACTGACCAAGAAAAAAAGTATTACGAAAATCTTGCTGAAGATTTTTGGTCTAAAATTGAAAGAGAAGCAGCAGAACTTGAAGTGACTGTTGATTACTATCTTGAAGAGTTCTTCTTTTCATGATATAATTAAAAGGTAATTCATCGGAGACAATGACCAAACTATTCTACATCGTGGATCACTATGTTCCTTTCCCATCCAGTGAATATGGAGGTATTTGGAATGTAATTGCAGAAGATGATAATGAGTGCTTTGATCTCATTGCCAGTGCAGATGAAGGAGACTTTAATAGTCAATACTATGCACATCTTCGTGAAAACATTCTTAATTCACGCACTTATGCTCTTTCAGAAAACCTTGACTCTAAAATCGTAGAGGAATTTACCACATGAATGGAAAACTTGACCCAGAAGAACATGTTATGGAACCTCCCACAATCATCGAACAGATTAATTCCTTAGTTGAGAAACTAAAATGGGAAGATAATGATGATATTGTCGTGGAGATTGGTGGAACTGTAGTTTCTGGTATTCATCAGGGTGAAAACTATAACAAGAAGTGGGCAACACCTTATGGTGTGCGTAAGTACAACAAAGATGCGTTTATTATCATCAGTAATCAATCTCGTAGAGATTTGACTGGATCTTTACCTATGGACAGGGAACATAAACCACAACATCCATATCAACCAAAGAAAGTGGTGAAGAAAGATGCAACCTGATATGGTAATGGACTATCCCAAACTACTTGAGAAGGGATATGTTTGGCGTGTTCATGTAGAACTACCCATGCAAGATACGCCAGGTGGTGACATCTACGATTATTATGTGACGGTGGATGTAGTGTCACCTACTAGAGATCTAGCAACCTATATTGCTAGTACAATATACCCAGATTCCTCTTCAATTTGCGTTCCTGATGAACCTCTCACTGCCTGATGGATTCCCACACACAGCACCAGAAGGATACTCCTACTATGTTCAAGACTTCAAGCGAAATGTGGTTTCTATTTGGCTTTTGCATCACGCAACTTACTCTTATAGTAGTGATCCTGTTAGCACAATCTGGGGATTCTGTAAAACAAAAACAACAAAGAGAAGCACTACGCACACTTACCATGCCCCCATCAACTCTAATAAGATAGGTAAGGAAGTAAGTATTAGTGACACTCGTCCTTTTACTGCAATGCAACTCAACCTAAATCCCTTGGAAGCAGTGTTATTTTCATGAGTTATAAACCACAGGTCGATGACTATGTTCGATGGAAGACAGAGCACGTAAACGTTGAGGGTTGGGTATATTTTTATGATGATATGTATGTTACAATCGAAACAGGTATTAAACCTAAACCTAATTGTCAATATACAAAGAATGAAAGACACAAATATATCCACACACTTTTACTTTGTTATCCAACACAATGGAATCAATTAGAATATATTCATACGAGAAAGAATCGTTATGCAGAAACTTTGGCAGATATGGAAGTATTCGTTAGGGAGTTTTAGTGATGACAAAACAAAACCTTATGACAATTATGTTGCTATCATTCGCAGCATCATATTTGTCAGTCTGCTCACTACTAATATGGTTATTGTTTCTGGAGTAATTAGACATTGGCATGATGTACCGAGTGAACTATCTAAAACCGAAGAAAAAGGGATTCGCAAAACATTCTGCAAACTTCCTTAAGATTGAAGATGCAGTGTTTTGGGAAGAACACGTAAAGAAAAACCTGAAAGCAGTGGACACTCAAATAACTGTCCACTAATCCCCCACAGACCACCAAAACCATGTATATTAACAGAGTCAAACAAAGCAACATACATGGACGATCTTTGGAGTGAAATTCAGGACATGCCTGGTGAAATCTTCGACATCACAGAACTCGAAGAAAATGACTCAAAAATGAACATCCAACTTGACGAATTCTCCAACACCAACTATACTGTTTGAATATGAATTTTCCAACTGATACTGTCAACGTGCTTCCACATCTCCAAGATCTTCGTGATACTTGGAGGTTGCAAAATTTCACCTTCACTAAAGATCAGAAGACTCAATATGATATGTTGATGCAAGCACGCCGAGAACGTGTTGCATGGTTTTATGAGGTTGATAGGGTCCAGAAAGGTCCAAAGGTAGCAAAGAAAGTAGAAGAAGTGCAAGAAGACGCAGACGATTGAATAAGTGGCACAGAGGGTCTCCTAAGGGTCTCTCTG